ACTTAGATCAGTATAGGATTCTACCAAACTAGTTGAAGTTGATCCGCCAACAGTATTTGTTTGATAAACTTCAAGAACAAAACGGCTAGATGTTCCACCAGCTTTAATAGCTACAGAGTATGCAGAAGACCATGCTCCTGGGTTAACTGCAGTAACTGTAAAGACTGGGTTTGGAATAGTAGTTACTGCAACTGTTGCTACTCCAGAAGCACCTGTAACAGCAGTGCCAGTAGCAGCGCTTGTAACAGTAAACTGTGAGCTTGAACGAGACGCAATAGTTACGCTTGTTAGGTTAAATGCTGATGTTGAAAGACCTGTAATAGATACAGTTTGTCCAACAGCATAGGTGTTAGTAGCGGTGTATGTAATAGTTCCTGAAGATGCAGAAGCTGCGGTAACAGTTGCTGTAACGTTGGTGGTAGTTCCAGGTCCATCATTAACTACTACTGAACCTGTTGCTGAACTTGCACCAATAACACGCTTTACGTATAGGTTACGGCCGCCATTAGCAAAAAAGTTATAGGCAGCCCAAGTGGTTGGGTATGAGTCGTTTAATCCACCAAAAGCTTTAACGAAGTCTGTCCAAGTACTAACTAGTACTGGTTCATTCGTAAAACCTTTAGGAAGAGCTCCAACAAATGCGCCAACAGCGTTTGCAGTGTTTGCAGGCTGAACAGCTTGTTGCAGAGCTACTTCTTGGATATAGACTCCGGGACGGGCAAAGTTTGCCATTCGGGGTTACTCCTTCGGTTAGGTTGTTTTCTTAGTGGGGCCGGGTTGTTTACTGATTTATGGTAAAAGGTATAGTTTGAGATACGAGTGATGTATTAACATCCAGCACTTTATACACATCAACGAGTTGTTGAGTAAATAGTTCTGCGCTTATAAGGATGTTATAGACATTGCTAAAGAGGCGTTTGCCACCTTCAGTAGTGTCTCTTTTTGAGAACCCCAACATATCCAAACGACGGTTTGTGCCATCTTGAGGAACGGGTAGTTGCCCAAATCTAAATGGTAGTCTACCAGGTGCAAACAACTTAGCCATAATCTGACGATCATGACGAGGCTGGCGGGACCAGGTTGAGACTTGGTAGATAAGATCTACTGGGATAGGAAAGTCAATTGGTTGATTAATAGAGTTGTCTGTGTTACGGTTAGGGGTATAACCTTCAGGCGCATAGGTTAGGTTTACCACACCTCGGTGAGCACGTTCAGTATCTTCACGAATACCCACTAAGTCTAGAGTAATATATGGGTATACCTGCTGACGGATGTCTTTATCTGGCTGTCCATAGTAAACGCCTACAGGACGAGCAGAATTACCTGCGTCTGAAACAGTGATTCCTTGAAGCAAAGTCTTAAGAGCTTCGTCCTCATTAATAATAAATGGCATTACATTACCCCCAGTATATAGGTAGTAATAGCTGGTGAAGGAGGCTGGTCTTGAGTACCGTAATTTAAAGTCATTGCGGCTTCTTTTTTCTTGGGGTTAGAAAATTTAACAGTACCGTCAGGATACATAGTCATACTACTTACTAGATCTTGAGGCCACCCATATGATAATGCATGGGTACGCAAGTCTTGAGTTTCGTATTTTTTAGTGTGGGGCTCGGCAGCCTGCTCAATTAGAGAGTAGAAATATTTCTTAACACTAGCCACGGTTACGGAGCCAATTCGATAGCAAATACCCTGCAGCAAAACCAATAACGATTTTCTTACCACCGTTTTGATTAAGGCTGGCTAAGCCACGAACAAACTCCTGTTTATCGGCATCAGTCTCTTCACGAGCAAGCCGATTAGCTAAATTAATCATAATTCCTCCATAGGAAGACGCAGGGTGTTACAAGCAGGGTTCCGGATTACTCCGGCGTTAGTAGTAATCATAAACGAAAAAACCCCCTTTGGGGGGGTTAAATCGTTATCTTTTTACATGCCCTTTTTTCTAACCATGTTGGACTTCTTGGCTTTACCCTTAGAATCAGACTTCTTATCAAACTTCTTATTAGCAGCTGCCAGGGTCTTCATGCCGTGCTTATCTTTTGGCTTACCGCAGCCACAGGTAGCACACATTACTTCTTCTTCTTTCGAAGAGCAGCAAAGTCTGAGCCTTCTAGCTTTCCGTCTTTGTCCATGTCAAGCTTCTTCTGCTTTGGGGACATACCTTTTGAAGACGACTTCTTACCCTTGCCGTAGCCAGGCTCGCCTTTTTTCTTTCCGCAACCACATTTAACGCACATTATTTCTTGCCTTTCTTTCCGATATGGGGATTTTTCTTATGCCAGTCTTTGGTGGCTTTGATACCTTCCTTGACTGTCTTTGCTCCAGCTTTTTTGGTTAGGTTAATTTTATCCCACTTAGGGTCATTATCCCCTGCGTGGTCTACTATAACTTCGCCCTTTCTGTTCTTTTTAATTTCGTGTACTTTACCAGCAACTTTTACTTTAGCCATCATAGTTCCTTTAAAGTGTTGTCTCATCAAAAGCACGGTATCCAGCATAGTGCTGGAACTGCGAATCATTGACAAGCTCTTCAGCGTTAACTTGCTCACAGGATACCTGTAACAAGGTGTATCTATCTTTAATTATACCTCTAGGAGATACCTGTGTTGGTGAGAACACTTGATTTCTAAAGACAATCCTATCACGTAAATAGGCATCTGGGTTGATCTCTACGGTAGAAAGCTGACGACGATTAGCGGCATTTCCTCCATAAAAGTTTAAATGGTTCTCAATAACATCGACGTTAATAGTTACCGTCAGCATATCTGTGTTATAGAAACCGCGGTCGTTCTGTACTGTGGCACCCTGCTCTAGGTGAGCATTAACTACGGGAATAGTAAAGGGGCTAAGCCACTTACGGCCTCCGCCAATAACTGAGGATCCCACATCATAGATAGGGTCTACAACAGTATTGACTTTATCAAAGATCCACCAGTCTACAAAGGTACCGACAGTTTGGACCAACTCAACGCTAGTTCCTGATACGCTGGAGCCACGCTCATAGGCGACATTGAATCTGCCTTCACGCTGATCTCCACGCATTTGTCTACCTTCTTGTTTAATGGTTTAGGACTATTGTCTAAGACTGAGGGTGCTTTGTCAGGGCTTCCTCGTTTTTATTAGGGCTTACTACTTGAAGCTTTGTCTTTGTAACGTGTTGGTGAGGCCAAGAGGGCTTAGTACCGTCGTGTAAAATACCCTTTATATAGTGCTTACCAAAAACCTCTTCCCCCTTTAATGTCTTATCTGCACGAAAAGCCTCAAAATCTCTTAAAGGTTTTTCTATTTCAGGAAAATCCGTTACGCTAAAGTGTTCTGTTGAAAACTCCTCAATCATCGTTTTGTGTACAGGAACAAAGAAAAATACGGGGTCTCCTTTTTTAAAGGTAACTGTACGTCCTGGATCTGTAAATTTCCAGTTCATAGTTGGAGATGATGGACTCCAATCAGTTTCTATAATTGCACTTAGTGGAGAAGCCCCAGGTACAACTAAATTTGGAGCTGGCATAATCCACAGATTCCACCCAGGAGGTGTTCGGGGAATAGCATTTATGTGGAAAGTTAATATTCCATTACCGGTTCCACCATCAGCAAAAACAGCCCCATGTTCCGTGTATCTACCACAAGTTATAGTCATACCATTTGCGCTATCGCTTCCGTCCCAAACAGCTTCTACATCACTAGGGGCATTTACTGCCCACCCATGTTGGGAGGCAAACGTCATAGGCAAACATCTATATGCGTAACCTTTATGGGTATTGTCCATCCATTCACGATCTATAGGGGATTGAGTTATTTCTACTCGTTTTCCTTCTGGCATTAGATGGTACCAGTTTATATAAAGATTCTCTATAGTCATATTTTTTTCCCTCATCTTATTGCCAGTAAATCTCTGCAACAGTATCAGTTTCTGATACTACTACACTAGGAGTAGAATCTAATCCGTTTTCCAAAAAGTATTTTATAGCTTCTGTTTTAGGCAAAAGTTTTACCCCATCGCAGAGTTCTGCGTTTTGTTTTCTACGATCAGGAGTATCCCAAGTACGTGTGTGTTTAATAGTAATGTGAGAAGTCAGCGGGTGCTCCGAAGGCGCAAAAAATCTTGGTGGGTTTTCTTTACCAAAGTAGCCTTGAGAAACAGATAGGCTGTCCCCCTCTACTTCAAGATCTATCATCTCTGCTTGAACAGCAAAGTCACTCCACTTTTTGTGTTCTATGTCATTGATATGTAGTCGATGCTCAAACTCGCTGTCCTCGTAGCCCCAGCCTTTAAAGTTAGGGTTATATCCGTTAACTTGTATAAAGTCAGAAGATAAAAGTTTTACGCCCCCGGCGTCTCCGAACCACACTTCGGCAGCATCTCTGTATGAGTAATCTAAATTTAAAGGTACAATGTCTACATCATTTACTATTACATAGTCAGGTTTGTAGTTGTTATAGGCAAACTGAAACGCTACATTTAAAGTTTTAGACCTATTAAATATCTCATCATTTTGTTGCTCACAAAAAACAACGTTATGAGGTATACCCTGGTTTTTAAGGTAGGTAGTTA